AATCATAACCAAAGTTATTGTTCTTAAGTTTCTTAATCTTACCAACCTTATCACCCTTAGTAAAGATAGATGCTTCAGTACCGAAAGGTGGTATAACAACTTGTAAATCTGCACCAGATCCTGTAAGACCAGCACCAAGAATTCCAGGAACACCTTCAACGTCAATTGAAGCACTAGTATATCCTTTACCTGGAGATGTGACAAGAACTTCTTGAATCTGACCTGGAATTGTTATACCTTCATCATCTTGCCCATCAGCAACAGTAATTTGAACAAATCCACCTTCACCATCACCAGCAATAGGTACACCATTATATGTTCCTACAGCATATTCAGTTCCTGGTTCAACAATTTGAACTCTTTCAATCTTTCTTGTAGATGCAATACCAGTAACAATAGGTAACTTAGTATAGAAACCACCTGGATTAATAATACGAATATCACCAATAGCACCAACTGCCTTTAATGAACTTGTAGTATATGATGTTCTTGAAATATCACCAATACCTTCTGGTTCATTTAATAATGGGAATTTAAATACATCAGCACCACGAGTAATTGTTTGACCAGAAGTACTGCTAATTGTAAATGTACCAGTATAAGGTGAATCTGTTACATCAAGATAACTGTCAGAAATTACAGGAGAATCTTCACCAGTTCTAGAAGGATCGAAATAGTAAGAGATATTAGTAACTATATCATTATCAACTTTCAACTTAACTGATGGATTTGGTTCTCCTTGACCAGTTAAACCAGGAGTTCCAATTCTTTCAATAGAGTTGAATGAATATTCCAACTTATAAAGATTATCCTTAGCAAAAGATAAATTACCACCAACAAGTGTAGAATGACTTAAATCAAAGATATACTGGTGTCCATAGTACATCTTTAGAGTTGGAGACTTAACAAATATACCAACACTAGCAGCATTAGTTGCAGGAGCAGTTATAGCAGTTTGTGGTAACTTGTAAGTAAATTCAAGTGGACTTACAACAGTATCAACAGCAAATGCACCATCATACTCATCATAAACAAGACCACTATCTGTTTGTGATGGATTACCATCAACATAAACAATTTCACCTTCAGATAAGTAATGACTTGTTCCTGTGATTACATAGACCTCATCGCTATTATTAACAGCAGTTATTTGAAGTATTCTTTCTAGATTAGAAATCAATGTAATCTTAGTAACACCTGTTAAATTTGTTATCTGACATGTATTGTAATTAGCATTGAAAGATATATCGTTAGATGTAAGTGAAACTACAGATCCAACAATAAACGATGAACTACCACCAATTTCATCAATTCTAACTGAATAATCACCTACATTAAACGGTTTAAATCTAGCAAAGTCATCTAAGTTATTAGTACCACCAATATTAGCAGGAGCATCATAAGTGGACATATCAATGTCAAATGTTCCAGGAGTTGTATTGTTTACCTGTGCGAAGGTATATGCCTTCATTTCATTAACATCATTTGGAACAGGACCAACTATTCCATAAGTATCTTGTTCATCAAATTGCTCACTAACTAAAATACCAGTGTTTAAATCATTACTCCAAGGATTATTCTGAACAGCAACATAAATTTTTCTGTTAGGTATATCAGATTTAATGATATATCCACTATTAATGAAGTTACCATTAGAAAGATTATTAAGTCTTAACTTAGCACCAGTAGTGAATATGAACGGTTGATTTATAGTTAACTCTTGAATATTATCAATTTTAACTGTATTAGTAACCTTAAAGAAATACCTATCCTTAACTACAGCAGATACTTGTAATTTTTGAGAACCTGGAGAAGGAACAGTTGCTGTTCTAGAACTCCAAATATCATTAGTATATGTTAATGTCTCCGTACCAGGAGTCATTGTTATAGTAGCATCATCAAAGTCTAAAGTTTGTAGACCTGCATCACCCAATGCAAAATCAGCTTCACCTATTGTCATTGAAGATCCAGTAACAGGAGTTACAGCAGTTCTGACAAATCCTAATTGAGTATTAGTTTGTACACCTTTATCACCCAATCTAGTAGCATCAGCATTCTTATCTACTTTTAAATTCCATCCATTATGGTCAATATAATCATACTTGGTTAAATTATTAGTAAACCAAGCAGTGTCTGTCCAAGCAAAGTCCAATGCAAATGATGCAACAGGAGGTAAACTTGAAATATCAGAAGGTACAGTAACAGGAACTGCTCTATTTCTTAATCTAATATTATCAATAAAGAACTGACCTTGATAATTCTGATTGAAATCTGTAGCACCAGTACCAAAACCAATCTGGTTACCAAAGTACAGATCTTTAGTAGCAAATGAAGTATTTGATAATGTACCACTTATTACTTCTATACCATTAACAAATGCTTTAAATACATTACCTTCTTTCCTTACAGCAATAGTTTGCCAACTATTGTCAGCATACATTGTTGTTTGTGTGGATGATTGTCCCGAACCATTAATTAACTGAGTTGTTTGGTTGGTAATAACCATCTGCAACTCACCAGAGGAATTATCATATCCTAACCATAGTCCACCAGTAGCATCTCTAGCACCACCAATACCCATTATAGTTTGAACATTTTGTGATAAAGTCTGAGATTGTGATCCAGATTTGTATATAAAGAACTCTAAAGTCCAATCATTTGCTAATGTTGTACCTAAATCAGTTCCAGCAACCTTAAGATAAGAATTTTCCCATGTAGAACTAGACCCAGCTGGTTGATAACCATAGATCTTTGCCATATTATCATCATAAGTTATAGCATTACTTGCTCCAACTGAAGTTAAAGTATAGTTGCCAGTCAGATCTGTTTGCTCATTAGCAGCAAAATCGAAGATAAACTCATTTCTATTCCATTGAGTTTGACCAGAAAGGTAAACATCACCAGAATTATCAGTATTAACTGAATGAACAGTTATACCTTCAATACGGTTTTGATTAAATTCATTAGTTGTATGATTCTTAATAATACCATTATATCCAATCTTAACTGAATCTACGGTTTTAACACCAGTTGTACTATTGTCTCTACTAAATGCAACATTTAAATCTCCAAATATATCGATAGAACTCCTATCTGCCATAGTGATATCTCTACCAGGAGCAACATAACGATAATTCCAAATTATACTACCAGTTCTACTAACTTTACAAACCCAGAAACTATCTTTCTGTGTAGGATCAGACTTAAGTCTTAATGAAGCAGAAATATAACACTCATTAAATTCGTCAAAGACAAGACTACCATCAACTAATGAATATATGGATGTACTGTACTCTTTAATAAAGTCTATATTAATTGCACTTGTAGTTAAAGTTGCTTTACCAAATGCAAGATTAACATCAGTAGTAGATTGATTTAACCCCACTTCCATTATGAAGTATAATTCAGTAGCTCCCTCAGTGGTCGTTATGACCTTCATATCTACAATCTTTTCAGATTTACTAGTAGATACAAGCTTTCTCTTAATAGCAAAATTACCAGTACTGTCAATAGATGCTAAAAATGCATCATATGGGTTACTGGAATTTGTATTAGTATAACCACCAATAATGAAACGAGTATCACTCCATTTTTGAATTGCAGATACATGGTCAGCACGAGTAGCACCAGAGATACCAGCATATCCTTTCTGGAATTGTAATCCAGCACTTAATCCATTTTCTGCCTGAGTATACTTAGCAAGTATAACATCTGGATTATATGCGTTAAGTAGATTGGAATTTGGCTTATTATTACCAACAACCCAAACATCAAGACCATCTACATAAAGTTTTTGGAACTCTGTATAGTACTGTCCATCAGTACTTTCTAAAGTATTCTCCCACTCTTTAACACCTGTAGCAGATAATTTAGCAACAAAACCTACTGTATTTCCAACAGCATCCTTTGTTTTACCACAAATAAAGATCTCTTTATTATCACTAACGTAAGTATCATTAATTTTAACATAATTCTGATTTTCAAGTTTAGAAATATAATAATCTGCTTTCTTAAAGACCTGTGGATGAGATAATATAACACGAGGATTGGATGTATATCCAGAACCAGAATTTAAAATATTAACTTGATCAATAGCACCAACAGTTGATACAACTGCTTCTAATTTTCCAGAAGTACCATCACCATCAATTGTAATAGTTGGTGGAATGTCTGTATTGTATCCAGAACCTCTTTGGTCAATAATAATCTCTTCTATACCTTTATATTGACGAACTACAAACGTTTTGTTTGTATTCTGCATTATAGGAGTATAATCTATATAAACAACATCACCAGCAATTAGATTATGGGGATCTGCTGTCTGTAAGACACCATAATTAGCACCACTAATATTCTCGAAATCATATGAAGCAACTGATTCACCCTTGATTTTTGAAATACGAGCAGATACACCAGCTCCATCAGTATCGGTATTATCAAATATTAATCTATCATCTACCTGATAGTTCTTACCTGTGTTCTCAACAGTAAATCCAGTAACAGAAGCATCTTCAAATTTAGTTGTTGTTTCAACTTCAATATCAACTTTAGAGTCAAATTTAACTTTAGGGAAGTAATCAAATAACTGTAAAGGTGACTCCTCAAACATTTGATCGGGGTCAGCAGTCTCTTCTGGACCTATAATTCCATCTCTATTCTCATCCTCCACTTCAAACAACAAGATCTCGCCATCTTCAGTTGTTAAAGCAGCAGTAGAAGCATTAGGAACCCTTTCAACATCAATATCAACATTCTCATAAGGGTCTCTATAACGTACAACTCCAGTTGGTATATTTTGCTGAATTGCATTTGCACTAAGGTTCCATTCATCAACAACAGAGTTGAAACTTGGTCCTATAACATATGGGAAAAGTGGACTACCTGCATCAGTAGCATCAATAGTAACGAAATAAGCATAAGCACCATCAGGGAAATCAGGAGTCTTACAGAAACGACCATTATACTGGTCTAAATCACCCAATCCAAAACTATACTCATAGTCTTCTACAAAATTACCAGCAGGCTCTTCTGTTAATAATGGACCAGCAGTTCTATTTGGATTTGGATTAGTAGTATCATCATAAACCAATTCATCCTTTAATTTGTAAGAAGTTCTAAGTCTTACAATAGCAGAACTTTGGTCAGTAGGATCATTATATCCATAAGGACCATAAATTGGATTACCATCAAATGCCCAACCGATAATTGGAGAGTGAGTTAACTGCTCTTCTTGTTCGAGAATATTTCCTGTGCCAATTTCTTCATAAAGGTTATCTCCAAGAATATATCTCATCCTTTGAGGATTGGATAGGTGAGCATACTCACCACCATACTCATTATTGTAACCAGTAAATACAGAACCTTTAGCAGTATCAAACTGTGAAGTTGCTTGAAGGTTATAATTCCATTGGAATACATTTGCAGTAAAGGTAGCATTTTGTCCAACAGAAGTCAGATTAATGATTGTTGTACCTTGAACGTAGTTAATACCTTTATTAATGATCTCAATATTAGTAACCCTACCAGCATTTTCACCATCAGTATCAATAGTAGCACGAGCAACAGCACCAAATCCTTCACCTTGAACAGTTACTTCAGGTGCAGTAGTATATCCAGATCCAGCAGAAATGATAGCAATAGATATAATTCTACCATCATTAACAATTGCTTGTGCAACAGCACCTTTACCAGAACTTAATGTTACTGTTGGACTTGAAGTATACTCAACACCACCATTAGTAATACCAATAGACTGAATAGGTCCACGAACAGATGCAGTACCAGCAGCACCATTTCCACCACCACCAACAATAGTAATAAGTGGTTGTGAAGTATACCCAGAACCGCCTGAGTTGATTAGAATACGTGAAACTGACCCTTTAGTGATAATAGCAGTTGCAGCAGCACCAGAACCGCCTCCTCCAACGATTGACACCAATGGAGATGAAGTATATCCAGAACCGCCATTAGTTACAGTAATCTCACTAAGAGAACCGTTAACTACAACACTTGCAGTTGCACCTTCTCCTCCACCACCTGTCATAGTAATTGCAGGAGGAGATGCAGCATCATATCCAGATCCAGCATTAGTAATGCTAACATCGGTTACAGCACCAAAGGTTTTTGCTTCAGTTGACTTATAAGACCAAATTGATACACCATTTACCCAAGTACCAATCGGACCTGAAGAAATAGCATTCTTAGTTGAAATTGTAGTAGGTACTTTAGGGAACCTATTTAATTTACGTTGGTTACCTGGAAGTAGAGCAGAACCAGGGAATGGACCTATCTCATAGTTAGGAATACCTGTAGAAGCAACATAAACATAATTATCATTAAAGAATGAGTTTTGTATGTTAGTGGTATAAGGACTAACTGCATTATTAACAGCAGAATTAATAGATTTACCTTTATTAAGGTCAACAGATACTAAAATATTACCCTGTGGTATAACAG